GAGCTGTTTAAGCAAGAGTGATCACGAACGTGTCTGTTTGCGGTACTCATTCAGTACTGTTTCGATACAGGGATCAAGATTAGATTCTAACCTCAATGTTCTACCAAAACTTAAAACACCACATTAAATGCGGCGCCGCGTCGTTTCTAGGTAATAGTGTTACTTTCATATACTTACGAAGTAACTTAACTAGTCATTTCATCAGCCCGTGCGTCCTACACATTCCTCTTGGAAGCATAAGGGCAAAGGCTAGTTCAACTAAGGTTGGAAAGAGCAAGTCAAAACTTACTCGTACCAAAAAGGTTACAAAGGATAAGGCTCAACAGCCCACGTCCGGTTTCATTGGGAAAACGAGATTCGATCTCATCCCAAGGATATTTGAACGGTCACTCCCTACCATCATTGGTCAGGGAATAAACCTTCAAAACCTCCTGGACAAAACAGTCCATGCACATGATAAGATTATTAATAATCATGGTGTCATTGAAGGTACAAAGAAGTGGAAGGTTATTACCAACTACTGCAATGAACTTCTGGAGGGTCGAAACCCAGACAACCCAGGCTGGGTTGCCACTGGGAAGACAAATAAGTGGCCACGTGTTTTAGGCCACCTATTACCAGTCTTTATCTTCATTAAAGATAATATCCTTAATGAAGATCTGAGCAAGGAGCTCGCAGAAGCGCGCCGCCTTATGCTCACCCTGTTCAAACTCAATAGAGTTTGCGCAGCAAATACGGAGATAGAGAGCCACCTAGTGGCTATCAAATCTAAACACCGTATTGAACCGGAGTACATAGCCGAGTTTGAGAAATTCGTACAAACTAAGCTAGCAAGTGTCCGTGAAAGTATTACTCTCACAGATATCTCCTTCGATTTATTCCTTGGGCCGAGTAACGGTCCGAACTCAGTTCCAAAACTGAAATCAGCTTTGGAAGAAGCCGCAGTCTTGCGGAAGAACGATAAGCTATATAGTGCCTTTAAAGGACTGTGTATTGCCACTGGCAATAATCACTTCCTCGAGTTCTTTGAGAATTCCTCAAAGCACTATCAGGTTTTTGAAAATAAGCTTATTAAATTACGTAAGCTTACAACAATCCCTGATAAGGGCAATAAGAGTCGAGCAGTCGCAATTTGCGACTTCTGGACTCAATCTATATTAGCACCCATAGAAGAAGTTGTGATTGGGGTAACACGTGACCTGTATTCAGGGCACTGTTGTTATTGGTCCCATAGCGAAGGCTGGAGACATATTTGCTCCTGGCCCAAGGATGTGTCGCCAGAGATAGTATCACTTGATGCTAGCTCATGGACTGACAACTTTCCTGCATCTTTACAACTATTAGTGGTAAAGGCGCTATTTGGTCAAAAGTTCGCCAACTATTGGAACGAGTTGGTAGTCTCTTGTCCTTGGCACATACCGCATATGCCCAAGCCAGTATTTTATGGCAAGGGTCAAGGTATGGGTACAAAAG